AAAACAATTTTCAATATTTGATTTTATCAAAGCGCTAGTTGAGACTAAGCCTAAATGGGAATCGTTTACTCCTGACCAACAGAAGCAATTCAATGGATACATGATTAATAAATTCCTAAGCATGAATAGAAACTACATTGATGTGGTGAACTATGTTCAGGGTTTAAACATTAAAGACAGTAAACGTTTATATGAAGTATATTGTGGTTTGCTTCCAAAATCTAAGAATGTATATTCACCATATATTAAATCAACTAATAAAACATCACAACCCGAAGTAGCACAACATATCTCAAAATATTTTGAATGTTCCTTAAACGAAGCAGAAGAATATGTTTCGTTTCTTGAAAAACAAGATATAGAAGTTATTTTGAACAAAATGGGTCTTAATGAAAAAGAAACTAAAAAACTATTAAAAAATGGCTAAAGAAGAAATGTCTGTAATTGAACAACTAGAAAAAGAATACCCTACAATTGCTCAAGGGTACAAGCAAATAATGAAAGAACAATACATATTGTTTGCTAAAAAACATTTAGACTATGGAATGTCAAACATCTCTGCTGGTACACAATTAGCAAATGATGAAGAAAAACAATTCGCATTAACTGGATTGTGGTACCGTTTATCAGATAAAGTTAACCGTTGGAAAAACATTATCATTACTAAACAACAAACCAAAAACGAAGCACTAACAGACACATATCAAGACATTACCAATTATGGGATTATAGCTCAGTTGGTAGAAAAAGGAATGTGGAAAAAATAAAATGTCCAAAACACCTAAATTAATAAAACAAATTCAAGAGTATAAGACTCAAGAAATCAATTATGCATTTCAAAAGAGTATTTCTTATTCTCAATTGTCAATGTATTCTTCCTGCCCTAAAAAATGGGCGTTGCAATATAGGGACGGACATAAAGTATTTACTTCAAGCATTAACACAGTATTTGGAACTGCTATTCACGAAACAATTCAACATTATATAAACACAATTTATAATGAAAGTGGAGCAGCAGCTGATAAAATTAATTTAGAGGAATACTTTGAAGAACGTTTTAGGGAATCTTATTTGAGAGAATATCAATCCAATAACAAAACACACTTCAGCGACCCAGTTGAAATGAGGGAGTTTTATGATGATGGAGTTGCTATCCTAACATTTTTAAAGAAAAAACGAGGCGAATACTTTAGTATTAGAAACAATTGGTTGGTTGGAGTTGAAATTCCTATTGTACTTGCCCCAAATAAAACCCACAACAACATATTGTTTAATGGATTTATAGACTTAGTAATGTACAATGAAAACTTAGATTCATTTACTATCTATGACATTAAAACAAGCACTCGTGGTTGGGGTGATAGAGAGAAAAAAGACGAAACCAAAATACAACAAATTTTATTATACAAACAATTCTTTAGTGAACAGTTTGGAGTACCATTAGATAAAATAGATGTTGAATTTTTTATAGTAAAACGTAAAATATGGGAGGAAAGTGAATTTGTACAAAAACGCGTACAGGAATTTAAACCAGCGAATGGTAAAGGGAAAATGAATAAGGCAAACGAATCATTATCCGCATTTATAAACGCTGTTTTTAATTTAGACGGCACATATAATACCACAGACCACCAACCAACTCCCGACAAATATACATGTAAGTATTGTCCTTATTCTTCTAAAAAAGAACTTTGTGATAAGGCAATGCTTTCTTAATCTTAAATATATTTATATACAAATATAATGTTATGGAAAATGCAACAACACAATTAACATCCGTTAAAGTAGACAAAGATTTGTTTGATGAATTTAAAGTAGAATGCGTTAGACGAAAATTTTCTTTAAATAAACTTGTCAATCGAGCAATGGATTTATATCTTAAAGATGAAAGTTTTAGAAAACAAGTTACTAATTACAATTTAAAAATTACGGAATAAAAATTTATGAATTCAAGTTTTGCTTATTTACCTCAAAATCAGAGGAAGAAAATTTTATTAATATGTGATGACATTCGAGTGCACTCAGGAGTAGCTACTGTAGCTAGAGAGATTGTACTTAATACTGCTCAACACTTTAATTGGGTACAGATAGCAGGAGCTATAGATCACCCTGATAAAGGTAAAAAATTAGATTTGTGTGGTGACACAAACACAAACACCGGTTTAAAGGATGCTTCTGTTTTCCTTTACCCAGCAGCTGGATATGGAGATCCTAATTTGGTTAGACAATTAATTAATATTGAAAAACCAGATGCTATATTTTTAATCACTGACCCAAGATATTTTATGTGGTTGTTTCAGATTGAAAATGAAATTAGAAAGAAAATACCTATTGTTTATTTAAACATTTGGGATAACTATCCTGCTCCAATGTATAACAGAGCATTTTATGAAGCATGTGATGCATTGTTAGGTATTTCTAAACAAACAGTTAATATCAATAAATTAGTATTAGGTGAAAAAGTTAAAGGTAAAACGATTGAATATGTACCTCATGGATTAAACCATGATATATTTAAACCTATTTCTCCTGAATCACCTGAGTATCCTGAGTTTATTAAGTTTAAAAATCAATTATTTAAAGATAAACAATTTGATTTTGTTTTATTTTTTAATTCAAGAAATATCCGTCGTAAACAAATCCCAGATACACTTTTAGCATACAAGTTATTTGTAGATACATTACCACTTGAAAAAGCTAAAAAATGTGCTATGTTACTTCATACACACATTGTAGATGATAATGGTACAGATTTAGGAGCAGTATGTGAATATTTGTTTGGAGAAGAAAAAGAACGTTACAATATCGTATTTTCAACTAATCCACTACCTCCAGTTCAAATGAACTGGTTGTACAATGCAACTGACGCTCAGGTGTTATTAACATCAAATGAAGGTTGGGGCCTATCGCTTACAGAAGCTATTTTAGCAGGTAACCCAATTATAGCTAATGTTACTGGTGGAATGCAAGACCAAATGCGTTTTGTTAAAGACGGAAAATGGATGGAAGTAGATGCTGATTTTCCTTCAAACCACAATGGTACAATCAAAGAACATGGTGAATGGGCATTCCCAGTATTCCCAACATCTCGTTCAATTCAAGGTTCACCTATCACACCATACATTTGGGATGACAGGTGTACAGCAGAAGATGCTGCTAAACAGATTCAAGCCGTTTATGAATTACCTAAAGAAGAAAGAAAAGCTAAAGGTTTAAAAGGTCGTGAATGGGCTATGTCTGACGAAGCAGGTTTAACTGGAGAGAAAATGGGTCAACGTATTATAAAGTATTTAGATAGTATGTTTGGAACTTGGATCCCTAGAAAAAAGTTTGAACTTATTGACACCAAGAAAATAGATAAAAAAGTATTAAATCATAAAGTAATATATTAATATGAGCAAGAACAGTTGTGTAATTTACGCCCCAGTAGATACATTGAGCGGGTATGGAAGCCGTAGCCGTGATACAGTTAAATCAATTATTGAATTAAAGAAAGAAGAATGGGATATTAAAATTATCCCGTGTGCTTGGGGAAACACTCCTACAGGATTTATAGATGAAAACCCAGAATGGCAATTTTTAGTTCCATATCTGTTAATGGCGCCTTTGAACTACCAACCAGATATTTTTATTTGGATTACTATTCCTAGTGAATTTCAAAGAGCAGGTAAATATAACATTGGTATAACAGCGGGAATAGAAACAACTGCTGCACCGGCGGATTGGATTGAAGGTGTTAATAGAGTAGATTTAACTTTAGTTTCATCTGAACATTCTAAAAAAGTATTTTTAGATTCTCAATACCAAAAAATGAATAAACAAACTCAACAAGTTGAAGGTATTGTTAAAGTTGAAAAACCAATTGAAGTAATATTTGAAGGAGTAGATACTAACATTTACAAGTATTTAGAAACACCAGATAAAACAATAGGCGATTTAAACACAATCCCAGAAGAATTTTGTTATTTATTTGTAGGACATTGGTTACCAGGTGATTTAGGTGAAGATAGAAAAAATGTAGGTTACTTAATTAAAGCATTTTTAGAAGTATTTAAAAATAAACAAAAGAAACCAGCACTGATTTTAAAAACGTCAATGGTAAGTCCATCATATATGGATCGTGATGAACTTTTAAAACGTATTGACGCTATTAGGTCTACAATAAGTTCAACTAATTTACCAAACATTTATTTACTTCATGGTGAATTTACAGATATTGAAATGAATGAAATTTACAACCATCCAAAAGTAAAAGCAATGGTATGTTTAAGTAAAGGTGAAGGTTTTGGCCGTCCGTTACTTGAATTCACTCAGAGTAAAAAACCAATTATTGCTACAAACTGGAGTGGACATGTAGATTTCTTAAATCCTGAGTTTGTAACATTAATAGGTGGTACAATGACCTCAGTACACCCAAGTGCCGCCAATCAGTGGTTATTAAAAGAATCTCAATGGTTTACACCAGAGGCAGGTCAAGTGGGGTACCATTTAAGAAATATATTTGAAAATTATAAAGACTATGTTGATGGAGGAAAACGTCAAGGTTTTTATGCTAAGACAAATTTCTCATTTGAAAAAATGACCGAAAAAATAGCTGAATATCTAAAACGTATTCCTGAAATTCCTAAACAAGCTCAATTAAAATTACCTCAACTTAAAAAAGTAGAATTACCTAAATTAAATAAAGTATAATGGATAATTTAATAATATGTAAACATTGCGGCTCAGATGCTTGCTATGCTTTTGAAAACAACTCAGTAATTAAAACATACTCTTGTTTTGGTTGTGGATTTACAACTAATTCCTTAATGAAAGAAGGA